CCACGGCCACAATTAAGGATATGGATGTAGTTTGGTCCAATATTGCCCCCTCCTAAATGCTACCTATTTTCCTGAGTAACTTAGACTGCGCCACATCCGCTGGACTTGGATACTTAATCCCTGGGCAAAGATCGATCCCCGCGTCTCGATAGATCTTTGCCCATAGAACAGAGCAGATTCGCACTCTTTGAGGCTCGCGGTATGGCAACATTAAGCCGGAAACATAACGGATAAATTCGACAAGGAGCAGAAAGTAATCGTATCGGCCACCGACGTTCCACTTTGCCAGCTCCTGCATTACTTGAAGCTGAATTGACGAAGCAGAATCACACCTGAACACGTCCGCATGGCCTTCGTAGGCGCTGATCACCTTGTATCCTGTCTTCCTAAAGCCTTCGGCCTCTATTAGTTCGAAGTCGTTCACGGCACCGCCTACGTGGCTGTATGGACTGCGTTCTACGTCTTCGATTGTGCGGCTGATCCAGTCTGTGCCTTTTATTAATAATAAATCTCCCAATCTTAGGTCTATCACATTGCACATGATAAACCCTCCGAGCGAGGCTTAAGTCCATATTCACTTATAACCTCTGCCGATTTAGCTAAGGCATCTTCGAAGTTTTTATAAGAACCAAACTCCTGCCTTTTTCCATTCACCGTATGGACCACTCTCCATGTTTTCTTAGATGGACGGTAATAAATACCACGAACACCACTTCGGTTTTTGGATTTCGGGCCAAATCGGTCCGTGAATTCCACTTTCTTAACATCTATGTCCTTTTTGTCTAATATCATTGCATCTTGACTGAATGGCATGTAGTGTGCCCTAGCCATTTTTACAATCTCTTCTGCATCTTTTATGTTGTCGAAATATCCGAGATGTATCTGCCTATAATTAATGCCGATAGACGCCTGCCATTTTTGCAAACGTTTGTGCCAATTCACCCCGCGTATTTTATCTTTAGGTTTTTTCTTATTGAACAAGTTCTGCCTGTTTTCATGACGAGAAGCGTTTCGTAAATTGGATTTTCGGTTATCTAACGTATCACCAGATATATGATCCGTAAATAAACCTTCAGGAGTATCTGAGATAATTCTATGCAGGTGCAGTATTCGTCCTTGATACTTTGATTGGACATACCATGTTTTTGTACATTGGTTGTAATGAGCAGTCCAAGTAACATCATAAAGACTTACTTTTTCTAATTCATCAATATCTATCACGGTTATTAATTCGTTACCCCTACCATTAATAGAGATATAGGCCAACTTATCTATGATAGCAAAATTGTTTTTCATGATCATATCCCTCCTTTCGGGCATAAAAATAAACCCCACGATGAGGTCAAAATAAACTATTGCATGACAAACGCCAGAGCTAAACTCCGGCGTTCTTTTCTTTTTCAACCAATACGTTAACGATCACGCTCACGGTACACTTTTGCTTTTCGGCCACTTCCTGTAACCATGCTAGTAATTCCGGTTCAAAGTATATCGCTTCACGTATTTTCTTATCCTGCTTGGACGGTCGCCCTCGTTCTGCCATAAAATCAACTCCCTTGAGTAATTTTACAGCATTTAAAAATATTTTGCAATACCCTTAATTACCTATTGTACAGCATTTTAAAGCATGCTATAATAACTTAAGATCAAAAACAGAGGGGGACGAAACAATGACAGCTAATGAAATCAGAAAAGAAGTAAGCCCAATGACAATCTGGATGGTAGACTCGGCAATTATGGAGGCATGTATATCGGCCCGCAAAGACGCGGTAATTAATCCCTATAACAGCGAAGGAGTCGGTGTAGTTGCCGAGGTGCTATTCTCAATGTTTGGCACTTGTAGTGCATCCATCAAAATCGCGCTTCTGGCAGTGGCGAAATCATATGACGGGTTTAGGGGAGGTCACCATCTTTACTTTGATGCTTTTGTGGAAGCCCTAAAAAGTCATGACGGTATAGTCAAACTCCGTCAACCAAATTGGGTGCTTGAGTCATAACTAAACGATTAGGCCGAAGCCGGGGCCACAATACCGGCGTAAGGAGGAATGAAACGTGAAAAACTTCAAGCTAGTTATGGAACTGATCGGAACATCTGTCTTAATAAATGAGAATACCGAATATTGCTCTTTCGTCGATTTCTCGGGCCATGTGAATGTGGTGAATATCCGTATATTTCCGAATAAAGTAGATGTTCAAAATAAATTTAAGCTTTATAGTGCCGACCTTTATTATAAGGCCGATTGGCTAACTGAGGATGAGATCTTAAACCCCATCAAAGATGCGAAAAATGTACTCTCTGGTTACTTGCACCAACTAGATGGCTTAGAGCAATCAGAAAGCACCCGTCCTTAGCCTGCCAGCCGAACGAGTGCTTATAAGAGAACACCGGAGTGTCCTACTAACATTATACCATGGCGCTCCGGTCCAAAGAAAGAGGAGCGAATGAGATGAAATACGTAGAAGAGTTTTTAGTTGCCCGGACCCTGGACGGCTACGCAGAAGGCACGATCTACCAATACCGCTTAGAACTTCGATATCTGCCCCCATTCCTAAATAAACCCACCATCGAAGCGAGCACAAATGACCTCAGGCTTTACTTAACACAGTTCAGGCACATGGCCGAACGATCGTACATCCGCAAGGTATCCACACTTAAAGCTTTTTACAGCTGGCTCACTAATGCCCTTAATATCCCTAATCCAATGATAATGATCAAGGTACCCAAGGAACCTATCAGTATCCCTAAATATCTCGAGGATGCAGATTTCGAGAAGTTCCGCTACGTTAAGCGCCCGATCCGCAACCGAGCAATTATCGAGCTACTTGTATCCAGCGGCATGAGGATTAGTGAGATGGTCGCCCTTAACATCAAGGATTTAGACATGGAAAACAGAGAGATTAAGGTTAAGGGTAAGGGCAACAAGGAACGAGTCGTGCATTTTACTACCCTGGCGAAGGACAAGCTTATTGAATACCAAGCTACCAGAAATGACAAGGACCCGGCACTGTTCCTTAACAGGTACGGCCACCGACTCACTAAAAGGTCCGTCGAATACCAGGTTAAGCGAGAGGGTAAGCTTGCCGGGCTCCGGATGACGGTGACGCCGCATACGCTCCGACACACGTTCGCGACCCACTTAGTTCAGAGAGGTGCCGATATTATTTTCATTGCAGACGAGATGGGCCACTCATCGACAGATACCGCCCGACGATATGCAAAATTGAACCTTAAGGTCAGGCGAGAAATGTACCGCAAATTCATGGCAATTTAAAGTGTAAGGACCGGAATTAAACCGGTCCTTTTTCGTGCTCTTTTTTCCCCAACGTAACTAAATGAGTCTTTAGCGAAGGCTAAATTGCAATAAGTACGAGCCATTCAGTTCCATTCATTAATACATTCAATGCGTCAGATGGGCAGGCATAAATCTGTACATTCACATCAGCTTCTATATTCGGAATTAATGTTTGCGCGTATTCAATGTGTACAATAGCTTGCGTCCCATCTGTAGACTTACGCCAGTTTATACAATCAAAACCGCACGATTGCCAATGCTGTACAGTCGCTATACAAAATTGCATTTTTATCACCTCACAAAATTGTAATTCTGAAGTATTTCGGAATCGGTTAATGCTCTATTGTATAATTTTGCATCGTACACGTTGCAAGCAAGGGAATGATCAATATATAGCTTCTGATTACTGTCTGTGTTTAGCGAGCATACCCGACTTGCGCTTAACACACCATTTGCATAAAGTTTTATCGTTGTACCATCATAAACACATGCCAAGGTATATTTCAACCCGTTACTTATGGTTGTAGCGGAAGCTAAATCAGCTGTGCCCCAACCACTAAAATAATATTTACCGCCAAGAGCATAAATTATAAAAGTTGCACCGTTTGACGCAGAAGTACCGTAACCTATTAAATATTTCGTTCCTGTGTCTACAATACCACTCACGGTTATTTCTAATGTTCTCGGTTGATTACCAACAATAGTTATGTTGCTTTGCGATATAAATGTATCGTCAACACCATCAAATACTACAGATCCTAGACCATTTCTCCCACTTGATGATGTGTACCCAAACCCAGAAGGTACAACATTGTTATTATTACCGCATCTGTCTAACCATAATGATGTTGTAGGAGAGTTTAAAAAATCTCTCCCCGCTAACCATAATACTAAACCATTTTTCACGGGGATTTTATGGGGGGTTAAGATTGGTATTCTCATATTCTTGCCCTCCTTACGCTATTGACTTAGTTAATAGCGTAATAATTGCTGATTGTCCTTGATTTACAGGCGTGGAATTTGTACCACTACGCACTTTAACGTATCTCCAAGGTAAAAGAGCCGTGGGATCAATGGTGATTTGTCTACTCGCTCCTGCTTCGGATAATGTAAATTCCACGCCTTGATAATAAAGCGGATTGAAAGTAACATTGTCCACTGACACGGCGAAAGTTATACTTGCAGCCGTCCACGCCGAAGGTATAGATAACCCAATAGTATTTTGTTGAGCTAAATCTACAACCCCCGATAATGATGCTCCATTAGCAATTGTTACTGTTGGGAGGTTCGCTAAACTCCCAACTACCGTCACTGGCAACGCACCTGCCACGGGAACGACTCCGTCAATGGAAACAGGCTCGACCGTTACCCCCTGAAAATATTGCAACAAGATGAAAGCTGTTTGTGGCGTTGCCCCGTTAACGTAACGGATACGTGCGTATCTCTTCACGAATTTTGTCCAATCTATGATGGCATGAACCCCTGCGCTTACAGTGGCTGTTGTCGGTGAGTTAATTGGTACTGCCGGAATCCATGGCCCATTTGTAGCGTCATCCGTCTCCTCTAAGTACAGCGTTCCGCTGACGTCTGAATCAGCCCATACCCTAGTTCGTCCCACTGGTAAGTCTTGCATTGGCCGATCAATTACAGGAGATGTAAATGTTGCATTGGCGGCTAATACAACGCCTATTGGAGTTGCTAATAAGGTATTGACTAGTATTTGTGAATCATCCCCGCGCGGAATGGCATCGACCTGCATCCTACCGTTCGACGATTGAGTCGCGACCACTTGCCGGTTTCCGCTACCATCGAGTATGGGATTACCCGCCGTATCCACTAGTAAGGTGTAGAGTTGAGATTTTCCGATTGACTGGCCTACTGGACCGTAGAGTTTGTTTTCGATTGCGATTTCCATTTACTTACACCCCTTTCTTTGCATAAAAAATAAGCCCTTGATGGCTCTTGAAAAATCTACGCTACATTAACCTGTAACACCCCACCCTTTAGCCGTAGCAATAGAACGTGTACACGTTGCCGCCCCTGTAGACCCTGTAATGTATATGTATTTTCCTACCGGTACTGTGGGCAATGCTGTAAATATTGCATCTAGCTGTGCGCCTGTTAGAGTGGTATAGCGTAAATCAAGTTGCGGATTGATAGTGCTGCCAAAAGTACTGGAAGGATGCACTACTAGTGTAGCTAATTTGTTCAGGATAGATGCCCCTTGTCCACTTGCAGATAGCGTGAGCACTTTTGCACCCGATAAGTCAATATCGGTTAATTGCTCGCATCCATAAAACATAGTAGCGGCAGTAAGCGTAGGGGCACTAGAAGAAAAATTATGCGAAGTAACATGTTGTAAAGCAAAACAACTGCCAAACATAGATGTTGCATAATAAACCCAAACCATGCTATCTATATCAACGCTTATTAAGGAAACACACCCATAAAACATACGATCAGCATATTCTAAGTTTGGCATTCCCCCTATAGTTACACTACGTAGACTTGAGCAACTTTCAAACATGGATATTGCGGTATAAAGGGGTGACACAATCCCAATGTTGACAGTTTGCAATGCGTTACAATTGTAAAACATATTAGTTGTATCTTGTATTAGTACGGAGTCACTCATATCAACACTCTGTAACAAATAGCAAAAACTAAACATCCCATTTGTGGCCGTAATAGACGCCATATTGCTTATATCGACACTCTGTAATGCAATACAATAATAAAACATACTACCTGCGGAAACCACAGATGACATAGCGGATACATCAGCATGCCGCAATGAATAGCAACTACTAAACATAGATGATGCATTGGTTACTGATGTAAACCCACTTACGTCAATACTTTGCAAAACTAAACAGTTATTACACATACCTGACGTGTTCGTACACGCCGACAGAGTACCTGATGTTTTAAACCATTCCAGTGATCTACATATTACTTTTGGCGTTGAACTATAATAGAAAGCATTTGCAAGCGAAGTAATGTTAGTTGCTCCGCAGACACATGCTAATATGTGATGCTCCTGCTGAGACCCAGCTAAAGAGTGAGGATTTACTTTAAAAGATGTTAAGTTTCCGCTTACAGGACTTATGACTATTTTAAACGTAGTATACCCTCTACTACACGCCTGTCCTGCGCCTACGGTGTACGTGCGTTGAGCCTTTACGCCACTATTCACATTATCGCTAGTTCCGTCGCCCCAATCAACATGGTACTGACCAGACGATGTAGTGCAAATAAATGCATAAGTTGCAAGTGTTTCGTCATTCACTAATAAATTTATGTTACCAGCAGCACACGTACTAATATCTATCCAATCTGCAGGCTGAGTATAGGAATCACCTCCTCCACTACCCGAACCGAAAGACGTTGTACCGTCAGGCCTAATCCACCCAAAGGGTATTCCCGTCCCATCATCTTTATAAAAATCTATTTCTCCATCTTCAAGCACTTCAATATAACCAGGCGTAGGATTTCCCTGAAGAGATCCCGGCACGAGTCTAATAGCCGCTCTATCCGGCACTGTTGGGGTAACGTCTATGGCGGTATTTATTGCCCCTCCGTAAGACCCTACTTGTAAAACGTCCTTAGATATTTGTTTTGCGACATCTCCGCCAAAGTCGTTCGCGCTTCTCTGTGGGGAAAATGAAGGTGCAGTCATAGTAGCTTTTAGGCCGCCCTTAAATGACATCTTGTTCGTGAGAATAGTTGAAGTGAAAGTTGTGCTATCCCGTAGGGTAACTAATACGGCGTCTCCGATTTCCAAATCCGGGCGGCTTTTCCAATCCATCGTAAATGGGGTATAGCTAAACCCATTCACTATGGCCAATACATCATCTAGCATCGTTTGATCCATTAACGGGTTATAGATACTAAGAGTGTGGTCATCGTCGCCTGATCCGGATGTTAATGCTGGGCCGTTCGTGTTACTTTTTAGTGCCACTTTGGTATACGTCTTGGTTGGATTTGTTACATCAGATTTAAAGTAATCCGATGCCGTTATTGCTGTCGTGGTAGCCCCAGGGGCCAACATCACGAAGGTTATTTTTTCATCCTTTGTTATCCTAACGCACGATGCATGGGCAGACGCTATATATCCGAGCATGTCATGGATTGTAACCCCAGATATTTTGTAAGGCACCGAATACCCCGTGTTAATTACAACGCTTGAGTCTAATGCAATCCCGAGTGTTGTTGCTAATTCGTCCGTAATATCAACCATCGTCGCCGGATAGGTTAACGATGAGACATAAGGTTGTTGCGAAAATACCAACTTATCATAACCGGTTATTTGCCAAACCCCATTTTGGTATTTTTGAGTATCTATGTAATATGAACCGAGCGGAACCCACTCTGTGTATCCGCTGCTCCCGTTCAGCCGAACAAACGGTTGAACCTTGGCGCCCGAGAGGATTGTATCTGTTGTCTTTATCTTTATGTCTAGCCTCGAAGCGATTGCAGATCCGAGAATTAGTTCCTCAGACGGAATCAAGCTATCAGTAATGTCGAATTCAATAACTGCTGTATTGTCATAGGTTAATGACTCAACCATGGCTTTGATCTCAAACTCACGGCCAGGCTGGGTTACATAGGTTTTAAATAAAGTTGATACGCTATACATTCCCAGCCCTCCTATTTTTCAGTCAGTGTTACCTTGAGGCCTTCCCATAGTATTGTGCTACCTTTGTTCATAGCGAACGGTGTTGGACGATTTCCAACGTAGAACGTCCGGGTTGCGTAGGCTCCATCCATTGGATCGGGATAATAAAAATCGAAGAATACTCCACTCATAGATTGAAGCAGGGAGGAGATGGTCGCCCAATCTAGCACTCCCCAAGCCATTTCGATTTGACGTTTTACCGCCACCCTGTCTCTACTTAGTGTTCCGTCTGCCGTTCTAGTGGTTGAATCACCGTTGTCTAAGTCAAGGGGAGTGACTGAAAATTCCGTAGGGTATTCCGCTATTTCGGTACCGTTAATTTTAATTAACATTTTCAATCACTCCCTTAAATCGTTAACAACGTCATTCCCACTTGGCGATGAACTGAGTTAATAGCCTTGATTACCGCTCTCCCGAGCTCCGTTTCTCCGAGTTGTAGGATTACCGTGGTATCTCCAGCGCTATTCCGGTTACTAGATCCTATTGCGTTGGACACAGATCTGTCTATCATGTCCTGAAGTTTTGATAACGGCGAGACGACTTCGGGGTCAGTGTAGGCGTTTTTGTTGTCGCCTACCTTGGCGAGCATAGGTGCTGATACTAATCCGCCGTTAGCCAATGGAGTTATTGTTTTAATATTAATCCCAAAGGCTTGTCCACCGCCTAACCCTTCAGGCACCCAATCGGGAATATTAATCTGAATCTTATTCATACCCTTGATGAGCCAATTTACTGTATCGATAACACGGTTTATAGATTTTTTAATGGAATTTTCAATACCTTTGCCAATCTCTCCCCATATTTCACCCGTCTTGGTCTTTATATCTTCCCAAGAGCTTAATACTGATTTTTTTATATCTTCCCAGCCAATTTCAGTTTTAATTTGATTCCATTTTTCAGAAAGAGTAACCTTGATTCCATCCCATTTGACCCCTGTTGACGTTTTTAAAGAATCCCAATGTGCCGATACAGTATTCTTGACATCACCCCAAGTAATTGCCTTTATTGCTTCCCATTGCTCAGAAAGAGACATCTTAATTTCGCCCCATTTAGTAACCGTGTTTACCTTTAACTCTCCCCATTTTTGAGAAACACCATCTCTAATATATAAAGCAAAATCCATAGCTTCTAGTTTTGTCGGGTCGCCGTACTTTTTGACATCATCTTTCAGGGATGCCCATTTTTCTCCAAAGTCTTTTTTAAATACTTTCATTTTTTCAGCAATGTCAGGAAAGAATGGGTACATTATTCCTGTTAAGATATCCCATGCCCCTCCAGCTACCTGTTCCGTCCCTTTTACTGCTTGTTCGAAATTGCCACTCAATACACCACTTGCGATATTTGCAACTCCTGCTAACTCTTCGAGGCCACCTGTCAAAACCATTACCGACCCTTTTCCCACATTTTTTAGGGTTGTCTTAACATTATTAGCCCAAGCCTGAACATAAGGATTTTCACTTAAACTCTTACCTAAATTACCAAAAGCTTCCCTAACTTCCCCGAATGCCTTACCTACCGGTTCAAGTGCTTTTCTGGCCTTTGCTGCTGCATCGAGTATCCCTTGGGGTATCACACTCTTGCTATCGTCTTTTGCAGGTGTTGGCACCGTGCTTCCGCCTAACCCATCTGCTGCATCACCTGCGCTTGCCGCTAGATTCTCCTGCAGTAAGTTTAGTTGATCAAATCCAGCAACACCTTTTTTAGCCTTGTCACCCGCTTTCTTCGCGGCATCCCCTAGTTTACCCTGGGCTGCAGCGGCATCAGCTGCGGACTGAGCGTTCTGAGCTTGTGCGTTATTAGTCCCGAATAAGGCTGACATAAATTGTGCAAAGGTATTTGTTACCGAGGCTAATCCTTTTGCAAAATTAGTCAGAATCGGAAGTACGATTGTTACGATAGGCATAAAAGCATTTCCTAGGTTAATTTTTGCTAGCTCAAGCTGTGTTTGTAATAAACGCAATTGGTTAGCTGGCGAATTAATTGTGCGGGCTAGATCGCCCTGTGCGTTCTTGGTTTGCTCCATAATTGTGCCATAACGGGCCATTACCTTCTGTGTTTCAGTAAGTTGCGTGCCGACCTTAGCTATTCCGTGGGCGTAAGCATAGTTTTGGACTGTAGTTTCATTAACTATAATGCCAAGTCTTTTTAAAGGTTCAACTTCTCCCGATAACCCAGACTGAAGCTTTTCAAACATTGCATCGGGGCTTTGATTATAAAAACTACTCATGTCATAAGCTAACTTGGTTATTCCTGTCGATACACCGTAAGCTTGAGCTCTTGCCAAGCCCATAGACGTTGTCATATTGTAAAATAAACCGACATTCTCACGCACTTGATAAGCATTCAGACCAAGAGAGTCCTGTAGCTGATTACTCCAATCTCTTGCCGATTGAGCCATACTCCCCATGGATACGGAGAATAAACTTTCGGACTCCACAACGTCCATTGCAGAACTAATAGCTTTTTTGCTTACCGTTACAGCCGCTGCGACCGCGGCAGCGCCAAGGGCTACGTATGCAAGTCTACCCATCGTTAGCGAGTTGGCTATTGATTGCATACTGAAGTGCGTATTGGCTGTTGCCGTTCGCATAGTGGTCTGCCATCCATTTGTTGCGTGTTGAGCAGTTGCCATATTTCTTTGATACCCTTGAATATCGGCCCCGACACGAACTAAAATATTTCTTATGATTGCCATCTTATTCCATCCTCCTTCCCTCAAGAATTGAAAAAGCGGCATTTACACCGCTTCTTCACTCCCCAGCTAATCGTTTCACTACGGAAAACATTTGTTCATCCGACATCGCTGGCTTCGATTCTTTATCTATTCCATCTAAAACCCTCTGCAAATCAGACCCTGAAAGTTCGTCGTGCTTTGAAAAATAGGCAGAATAAAAAGCGGATATAATACCCGCTTTACGTTCATTTTTAATTTTCTCGGTGTAGTCAGTAATTATAAGGTTTAATTCATGGGGAGTTAACAGGTCGGCTTCATATGGTTTTAATCCAATACGGATAGCTGTTTTTAACGACTCTTCCCAGTCGTAATCGCTATCCGTTCTTAGTTTTTTTCGCTGACCTCTTGTGTTTTATCCGATATGTCTACCTTCCCTCCGCCCATAGCGATAGAAAAAGCGTCCATAGTATCCTTTATAACCTCGCCAAAGGGCGATTCTGAATTATCGAGTAATTCCTCTACTTTTTCAAGCTTTAATTCTAAATCTTCATGAACGAGGCCCAAATGGATCATTTTTGTTACTTCGTCAACGCTCATATCACTGAAGTCAATTTTTGACAGATTCTTATTTAGGGATATCTCCAGCATTTTCAGTTCTCTTCTACGAAATTTAAGAGTCCTCTCTTTGTCTAGTTTAACGATGATTGTGTCGTTATTCATGTATACCCATCTCCCTTTCTCTGCAATAAAATAAGCACCCCCGTAAGGGATGCTTTGATATTTAGATATTTAGTTTCCATTTGACTAGAATCGGTTTGAATTTTCCTTCGTATTCATCTTTTGTCATTTTGGATGAGATAACATCTCTCATCGCTTGTTTCCATTCATCGTTGTAGTCGAGATAACTATAAGTAAGTAGAAATTCTTTATCACTCAATGATTTGTCGATTATTATAACAATTGACCCGTTTACGGAGCTATAAGAGGCAATTTGTCCAGATAAACTTTTCGATGCTGATATTGCCTCAACCTTATAGCCATCAAATAACTTTGCGCTCCACCCGATTTCTGACAAGCTTACAGCCTTGTCTGTAATATTTTCAGCTAAAACATCTATATTTAATTCGCTGTAATCATTTGCCATAGCTAGATTGTTAAGATTTGCAACATAATACCCCTTATCACCCGATAGCTCGTCTTTTACCTCGTCACCTTTTATGTCCTTTACTTTAATGAGTTTAGTCAAGGTAATTGATATACCATCAATCGGACTAGCTTTTTCGTTTAAGCTATAAATTTTCTCTTTAGGCGCCGCCGTTTGAGCCGGTACACCGTCTTTTGTAGTTGCCGCCGTTCCGCATCCGCTTAACACAACCACGATAATGAGAGAAATAACCAAGAAAAGTCTATTCAATAGAGCCCCCTCCTTTTCCATGCATGATACCATATATTGGGCCGTTCTATCAAATAGACTTTTTTCTCAGATTAAAAGATCACCATCAGGCGACCTTTCCTTTCCGACCAGTGTTAAGCGGTCATTATCGCAATAATTGTATAAACCTTAGGACTCTTTCCGGCCTCATTCACAATAAGCACAATCTTTTTACTCGTGCCAGCAGTAAATCCAGCGATTGCAGCCGATGCGGATCCTGACGTTACATCCCCTACGTACACATCATCCACGTACATTTTTATGGTATGGGCCGCAGCTGTTGGAGTCACGGTAATACTTGTGAGCGTCGTAAACGACCAAGCGTAAGCGTATTTTGCGTTGTTGAATGTAGGAGATAGCGCTCCAGCAGTGCCAGTCAGCGCCAACGCGGTAAGCCCCCCTGATGCCGTTATGGCCAGTGTTGGTTTGCCACTCACCTTCAGCGTCACTTCGAACTCCATGAGATCTTCCAGTCCAGCGTCACCCGGTTTATACTTCGTTATGATCGCATTAAAAGTAAAGGTCGCTCCAATCGTCGTGGGGAAAGTTATGATGTAGGTGTCCTCAGTACCGGCATCGAGGCCCGCGTCTAGCGCGAGCTGTCCAGCATCGGCAGAGTCGAAAAAACCCTTAACCGTGACCTCCCCGCCGTCTTTTAGTCCCGCAACGAACCGTTTGTATCCATCAGTCACGTCTAGTGTAGTAGCGTCTTTGCTATCTGCAGTTTTTTCGGGTGAAGAAATACTAGTTAGTGACCCGATATTTACTCCGCCCTTAGTTATCGTAGTTCCGATTGTTCTTTTCGCTGTCAAATTAATCCCTCCTTATTCGGTGTAATAAGCATTAAACTCAATGATCCCCTTATAAAGCTTTACCGCATCTTCATAAATTTCGAAGTCGTTAATGATCTCAACTTGCTGGATTAATGGCCCTGATCCTCCGATATTCCGCAGGTCGTATGTTTTGAGATTAGCAATTACGAGTTTTTTCAGAGCCTTAAGTCCCGCATAAGCGGTGTGGTATAAATCAAGTTGATACTGGGACTGAACAAGGCCATCATGGCCAGCAAGAGTCTTAGTTCTGTTATTACTACCTAACGAGTATGCCAGATATGGTGCTTTTGTTCCTTGGGGAGCCATGACCGGAAATACTTTCCCCCCTAATCCGGTTAAGGAGGATAATTCAGCCTCAAGGCCTTGTTCTAAATCCACAGTTATCACCTACCTCAATTTGTCGAGTTCTTTGCCCATTTCATTAAGTATCGTTTGCTCAATCTCGCCACGATTTTTGTCTACAGAATCCCGAAGGAATCTAGTCCCGGGGATGAATCTCCCGTTTCGTGTGGTGAATCCGGTATCAAGAAAGTGAGCGTACCAACCCGCAGGACCAGGGCCGACGGTGTAAACGGATTTTCCTTTTTTGCCCTTCTCTTTCTTGATGCGCAAACTCTTTTTTAGGGTTCCTGGTTCATGCGCAAATTGGCCGGTTGTCCATTCTACGCCCGTCGGAACGTGTGCCTTGGCATACCTCAATGCGATATTGGCACCCTTTCGAGTTGCTGAAGTGAGGACCTTTGCAGGAGCTTTACCTACCTCTTCAAAAAGCCTTTGTACTTCCGAGATCCCGATAATGTCATTAGCCATTCGGGATCATCTCCTTGCACATAAGGTGTAGTTCGATGTGCCGTTCTTCGGGATCGATAGGTGCCAAGATGTCAAATGTTCTTGTTCCATAAGCCACACGCATAGCGTAAGTAATACCCGCCCTATAACGCATTGTGATCTTTATGGTAACTTCAGAATTAAGTTCTTGTGCGGCAAAAAGCGCACGCCCAGTTAATGGTTCGACGGATGCCCAAACTGTTGCCACATCATCCCAAGTATCGATTTGCCCACCGTACCCATCTTGCTCAGACGACCGTTGCTGAATAGTTATTCTGTGTCTCAATTTTCCTGGATTCATACAGGTACCACCCTGTCCTGCCAAAGAAGAGCTGATAGCGTAAACTCAAGTTCTTTGGGGGGTTTGGCCGTTTCAATAAGGGGCACACGATTCTCGTACCAATGGCTAACTAGTAACTTCATGGCTTGAATAACCTTAGCTGGTACATCGGACGGCGAATCTCCATATCCGCAAGTAAACTCAATCACAATCGCATCCAGTGGGAATGGTACAAAAGGAGGCCAAAACTTGGCATAAGGCGGAGATATTCTTCCAAGTATCCCCCGGTTACTGACCAAAAAATGCGTATTTTCGGTTAAAGTTGTGACATTTCCCAGAGAATCCTTGTACGAGATAGAATCGATTGTTTGTAGGTTACCCCGCGGAATATCAATTATGGTGCAGTGCGGCCAATAGTCGAAACTGAGCTCCCAGCTTTGCGTGATATAGGCACGATTCTGAAATCCCTCGCAATACTCCCGGGCAGCCGTAATTATCGCACTTAAATAAGCATCTTCGCCCGTATCCCCAACTTGTTTTTGCACTTCCGCTGAAAATTCAACCTGAGCATTCGTGATGACAGCGGCTACTCGGATATATCGTTTACCAGCCAAGTATTGAAGTGAGAAAATAGCATTATCGTTCGATGAAGTAACTTGTACGAAGCTTTGATCATCCGCCCACGTTATCCCGTCGTTTGAGTGCTGTATTTTTGCGTCTAGGGTACCTGTTGCCAAGATGCCACCAACACTAAGCGAGACTGTAGAAAAATAGCCAAGAACCTCAACTGAAAGTCCAGTTACAGTGCCTGGGGACTGTACTCCTGGAGTAATAGTTTGTAATGTTTCTACACCGCCGCTCCCATCATCGACGCTTAGCCGAAGATAATCTTTTATTTCGGTTAAAGAGATAGGCTCAATGGCTGGAGGTGTTTTTAAAGTAAGATTGCGGCTCATTGGGTTCACCTGCCTTTGCGAAATGAGCGACCGATTAAGGCCGCTCATTCATTATGAGATTGTTGCTCCAGCAGCCAAAGGTTCATACTCGATATACCAATCAATTACCCCTGTGGTCCCAGCCGAGCAGTTAAGTGATAGCACACCAGGAGTAACAATGAGTGGGGTTGTAGCAACTGCGCTAACCACAACCCCCTCTGCTGCCGATAATGCGATTGCGTTTGCAGCTACGCCAGTAATTGTTAGGAGCTTTCTGATCGCCATACCGGCAATGTCTGCCGCGGCGCATAAATCAACCGCCGCCCCACCAGTGGATGTAAAGACCAATTTTGCATTGTTGGCCCCAGCTGCGATTGCAGTTGTAATGTGACCAACAATTGCAAGTATTCTTACCGCTCCACCAGCAACGGTAAATAGGTTTTGGGTTACCGGAGTTGCCGCCGTTTTCTTAGCTAAGGTCCTTGTTCCAGTGTTCATATTTTGTTGGATATATTCCAATCGTTCGAGCATAGATCCATCCGCATTAGATGCAACTAGATCGGAAGTGAACAAATTATCCGCGTTATTCACTCCGAGTGGATTGCCTAAATTGTCCTGAAATCCTAAAGGCATAAGGGTACCTCCTCTATAAATTATTTATTTTTAGAGAAGAGGCCACCAATTTAGGTGACCTCCAAGGTTTGTTCTAGTCGTAAATCGCCGTCGGCATAGGCTCAGCAGTATACCTCGGCAGTGACAAGATATAATTTGCCGATCCAATACATCCATTACTCGCGTCCGCAAGATCCAGCATCATACAGTCATACTCATTTGCAGAATCTAGCTCGCATGCATCTACTTCAATAACATATTTCCGATTGCTTACAGCAGGAATCGTAAAGGTATTACTTGCAACGACGAACGGCAATAACATATCTGCATCAATGCCTATACCGTCAGCCTTAGCGGTAATGCCAGAAGTCCCACCGGTCACAGTTTCAGCGTTAACGAATGCAGTAGCGTTGACGGTATAAAGCAAAAGGTGGTCTCCGTTGTCCTTATAGACTACGCCGCTAGCCCCACCAGCCCCTGTCACTGTTTCTCCGACTGTAAAGTTTCCTGTTTTGGTATTAATTTTGAGCTTTGCTCCAGTCATCCACGCTTTTGTAAAAGCAAGGGCCTTAGCGCCGGTACCCGCGACAGTCGTTGCCTGAACTAAGGTTACAACGCTAGTACCTGTGGTAACTCCGATACTAATATCAACAGTACAATGACCGTAATTTTTTAGCGATACATAATCCCCTGGGTTATCAGCTGTATTTAAGTCAACTGGCCATACCGCAGGGACAATATGACGTTCCTGTACAAATTTCATTAACAAAACCTCCCGTTATTTTTTAAAAGACTATTAATGCGGAGAAATATTTACGCTGACAGGCTTATTCTTAAGCTCTGTCAGCGATCGCAACGAAAGGAGATACCGAATTAGCGCCCTTAAACGGTGAAAGTGGCTTATTCTTTTCTGGTTGTCCATCGGCTCGATATGTGAACCGGAAGGCCATTTCATTGTATTCGAATCGAACATGCATGGACGAAGCGATTTTGAGAGATCCTTTGTCAGCCATAATGTACTGGCCCATGTCGATGAGCATGATATCGCCAGCAGTTCCAAGAGTTTCGCACTGCTCAACTGGGACAACCGGGATCCCAAACAAGGTTCCATAAATGTTCCCAGAGAGTCCAGTGGGAGGCATATATACGAGTACGCCGCTCGTGCCTATTGAAATGCTCATCGTAACTACTTGAGGAAGTGTATCCGCATTGATAACCCAAACCGAGGAAGCAGGGTTACCGTTGAAGCGTGAATACATTTTGATGATGTTTTCCGCTAGGATGGTTTTTGCCGCTTGACCGGCTTCTTTAGCAATCTTGATTAAAGCACCACACTTACTAATACCAAGCGGCATTCCGGCTCCGGTACCATTAAGGATTGCGTCATCAAGTTTAAATCCGGCTTCTTCAGGGAATTTCTTCATGATCCACGCTTCAAGGGAAGCGGCATCGTCAAGTAAGTCATTTGTAACATAAACCAAGCCATTAAGGTCTTTTAGCTTCATGTCGACTGTTCCCATTTTAGGTTTAGTACCAAGCATTTGAGCAGCTTCGCCCTGCCAGTACATTTGGATGCCTCCATACCGACTTCCGTTAACCCTACTGGTTTCGTCAAGTGTAGGAAGCGTAATTG